TCGGTTATATAACCGTCAAAATAATTAGACGAATTATATGTATTTCTACCAATATTGTGGGCAACTGTAGAATTTACTGCGGTATCTAAGTTTTGAGTTGGGTTATTATTAGTAGTAAATGCTGTTACTTGACCGCCATTAACATACATCTTAACTCGATCTGATGCAGTTGCTTGCGTGGTATCTACTGCAACAACCAAGTGATACCAAGCAGAAATATCTCGATAGACGGCAGTTGTTGCGCGTAGTTCTGCCGCACCCGTACCACAAACAAATTTGTCACTTGAAAACGCAATATTAAAATAACCGCCTTCGTTAAGAGTAGGGCCAACAATAAAAATTGCTTCTTCACCACCTGAATTTAAACCACTGCGTTTAACCCAACCACTCCAAGTCCATGTTTTGCGGTTTGTGGCAGTTGCAGGAGTCCTGTTAAGGTAGGCCGAGTCAGCACCATTAAAACGCAATGACCTGCTAATTTGATATTCAGAAACAACTGTAGGCGTTGTTGGAGCCAATGTGCCGTTTGCTGTGAAGTTGTGGACAATGTATCCATTGCTATAGGTTACTGTACCGCCAGTGTAGAACTGCACGTTGCCGGGGTATCTGACCACTACGATGCCTGAACCGCCAGCGCCGCCAAGACCATCTCCACCGCCATATCCACCACCGCCTCCACCACCACCTGTGTTTCCACCGCCAGTAGCTCCTGTAGTTACGCTATTGGTTCCGCTTCCGCCACCGCCTACACCGCCTGTGCCTGCCGTGCCACCTTGCGAACCACCACCACCGCCTCCAGCATAAGTGACTACAGACCCCGTAATAGCAGACGCAATGCCTGCACCGCCATTACCAGAAACCGTAGTTCCTGAACCACTAATTCCAACAGTACCAGCACCGCCTCCACCGCCTGATGGATAGCCTGTGCCAACAATCAATCCATTGCCGCCAGCATTACCTTGACCTGATGTTCCTTGACCGACAGAATATCCACCAATACCAGCAGAGCCTACACCACCGCCAGAGCCACCAGACCGACCAGAAGATATTGATGGGCCAGTAGTAGAGCCATTTGAACCCCCACCGCCACCGCCAGTCGTTGAGATAGCACCAAATACTGAGGCAACACCATTGCTTCCTGCTTGGGTTGTATTTGGCCCACCAGAGCCGCCACTACCAATAGTTACAGTGTAAGAAGCACCAGCCGAGACAGTCACAATGCCTGTCAACAAGCCACCAGCGCCAGCGCCGCCACCAACACAACCACCACCACCGCCACCAGCAACAACAAGATACTCAACCCATCTAGGGGCGATGTAACCCGACCACGCGCCTTGGCTGATGGCTTGGTTAACTTGCTTTAGATTGAATAGACCTGTTGCCATATAACCTCAGAATGTAATTGTTCCAGATGCCACGAATTTATACACCCGATACTGACCCGCAATGTATGTTGCTGGTGATCCAGTTGTTGATGCCGCAGGAAGTAAGTATGAAGGATAACGGATGATGACTATGCCAGAGCCGCCAGATGCTTGATTGGTAGCACCCCCGCCACCATAATCAGGTGCGCCACCAGCACCGCCACCTGTATTTGGCAATCCATCCGTACCTTTAGATTGCGTATTGTTTGTTGATGATGCACCAACACCGCCGCCATAAGTGGTCAATCCTACAACAGTAGTTGTATTTTTTCCACCACCAGAACCACCACTTCCATACACTTGTGGTGATCCTGAGATAGTAGAAACAATCCCAGACCCACCTGCACCTGTAAGACCAATATTTCCATCTGTACTTCGTCCAGCAGAGCCAGCACCCCCACCCCCACCACCAGTTAAAATTGAGGAACCATTACCTGCACCGCCACCACCTGCGTTTCCTTGTCCTACTGTGCCAGCAACAACTGTTGTAACAAAATATCCACTACCGCCAGCAGAACCACCAGTGCGACCAGTTGAACCACCCGCACCGCCGCCACCTAAAGCAGTAATAAAACCAAACGAAGAACTAGACCCATCATTGCCTGTACCAGTTGTGCTTCCAGCACCGCCAGCGCCAATAGTTACGGTAATGCTTGATCCTGCGGTAACCGTGTATCCTGTTGCAGTTAAAACACCGCCAGCACCTCCACCACCACTAATAGCACTAGTAGTACCACCCCCGCCAGCCACGACAAGGTATTCCACCGTTGTGACAGGGTAGTTAAGGCCGTTATAGGTGGCAGATAAAACGCCTCCCGTATATCTCTGAGACATAGAAGTCTCCTAATTATGTGATTTCTTCAAAACTAATCGTTGCAACCAAGTCACCAGCCGCGCTTGCAATTGCACCAATTGATTGGTTCTCAAGCAGATAGAACGTAGTCGTCTTATCAGTCACAATTAACGAAGCATCCGCTGGGATTGAAATGGTCGAAGCAATTGCAATCGCTGTTCCACCCAAAGCCGCCGCAGAGTAAATGTTTACTGTGATGTCAGCCGCAGATGTGCCATCAATGTTAGCAACCACAATCGAGTTGATCTTGAAGACCTTGTTACTAGATGCGGCGTTTGAAGCTAGTTGCGTTGCGCTTGTGCCTACAGCAACAGAGAGCGAGTTACCAACGATGCTGGTGACATTAACAATATTTGGATTTGCCATGATGGTTCCTTACAGACCGAAGATGAGTGAAAAGGCGATAGCTTGACCTTTGGTTGCAAATGATGGAGTTGCAAAAGTAAGGTTGCCAGAGCCATCAGTTTGAATGACTTGGTTTGCTGAACCATCCGCAGTGGGGTACTTTAAGCCAGCAGGGTTGTTCATGATGCGCTTGACAGTGCCTGATGCGTTTTCGGCGTACAGAGCCATGTCGGTGTCGGCGATGTTGAAGCCGAGTTCGCCCGGCAACAAGTTAGCCGCCAACGGCACAGCCGCCCCTGTCGTCGTGCGATAAAGCTGAATAGGTGTAAAGCCTGTTGCCGCCATAGTGTTACCTCAAATTCTCAAGTTTGTACAAAGTCTTCATGTGCAACGCTGTCAACTCATCAATGATGTTCTCCAGCGCAGGCACATTCTTGGCTATCTTTTCACGATTTTCGGTCAGCCAAATTATATCGTCGTGAATCATTTTTGTCGTGTTTTCCACGCTTCCTTCGATTTCACCCAAAAGCCCAAACCCGCCTTGGTAGGCTTCGACATACTTATCCAAATTGTCGATCAGGTCTTCGTAGTAGTGACCTAACGCTTTGTGCTCTGAATAACTGTTCGTCTTCCAGTGCCTGATGTGCGCGGCGTTACGAGCCTTAAACATTCGGTTGATGAGTTCTTCTACCATCAGAATGTGCCTCCGTTGATTCCAACAAAAGTTGTACCTGTGATAGTTGTGCCCGTGATAGCGGCGGCTGTTGTGCCACCAATAACCATATTGTTGATCGTGCCAGCGGTAGCAGGGTTAACCGTTAATGTGCCAGTGCCAGTAGGCGCAATTGAAATTGTTGCGTTGGCTGGGTTCATGTTAAACGCGCCATCAAGCGTCAAGTTAACACCACCACCCGCACCCCATTGAAGAACAGGTGCTGAACTTGAAGTTCTTAAAGCACCACCACCAGAGCCTGAAGCATCAAAATTAGTACCAACAAACTTTGTACTTGCAGTAATTGTTGTGCCTGTTACTGCCGCCGCTGTTGTCGCGCCAACAGTTGTTCCGTCAATTGCACCACCAGTCACCGCCACAGAGTTTGCATTCTGCGTGGACATGGTTCCCAAACCTGAAATGTCAGTGTTTGGAATAGTCGATGAAGCTGTAAGAGCTGAAGTTCCAGAACCTTTGACATAACCTGTCAATGTAGTAGCACCAGTGCCACCATTGGATACCACAAGGGTTCCAGCTAAAGAGATTGCTCCAGAGGTTGCCGTGCTTGGAGTAAAGCCTGTAGTTCCTGCGTCAAAAGTAGTCACACCGCCCGCAGGGGCTGGTTGCCACGAGGCAGTTGTGCCGCTGGATGTTAGCAAATAGCCATTAGAACCAATCGCCAAACGGGTGGCGCTGTTAGTGCCATTGCCAAGGATCAGGTCACCAGTCGTGGTGATGGGCGATAAAGCATTAAATGCCGCAGAAGCTGTTGTCTGTCCAGTACCACCAGAGCCAATTGCAAGGGTCGCTGACAGACCAGCCGCAGTGCCTGTGGTGTTCTGGTTCCATGTAGGAATAGAGCCAGCCAAGTCTGCGTAACCGATGCTAACAACACCAGTCTGACCGTTGACAGAACTAACCAAGTTAGTTTGGTCAATCTTCTGCCAAACTGTACCGTTGAAGATAGCCCAGTCACCAACCTGCCAGTCAGTCACGCCATTCAAATTGGTCGAGCCAGCAACAGAGACAATGTAGTAGTAACCGTTTACACCCACACTAGAAGTCAATGTAGGCGTGTTAGTCGACGCATTCCATGAACCTTGAAACGACAAACCACCCGTAAAACTTGCAGTTGTGACGCTTGTGATCACACCTTTAGCATTGACGGTCACCACAGGAATTGCAGTGGACGAGCCATAAGTGTTAGCAGTCACACCAGATGCTGGCAAGTCTGCATTAACTAGCGCACGGAAAGCTGTAGGTGCGGCGGCTCCAGCGGCAGGGCCAGCGTAGACCACATTGGCAGGCTGATCCACCACCAACAGTGCAGAACCCCATGTAGGCGCTCCTGCACCACCAGAGACTAATACTTGACCAGCAAGCCCAACTGGGCCAATGTACAAGCCATCAGCGCCAGACCAAACAATAGCGCCAGCCGCAGGCACTAAGCTCCGAGCTGTACCACCATTGCCTAAACCAAGGATGTTGTCGACTTCATCATCAGCAGACAAGTCAACAGCAGGGTGTTTGTGATCGCTACGGGCAATTGTGTTTGCAACACCTGCTGAGCCAGTTTGGAAACCAGACTCTGGCGCACTAGCGCTGTAGCTTGCGGCTAAGGTGACATTGCCACTCAGTGCTCCACCACCAGTTAAACCATTACCAGCAATCACTTGTGTGCTAGTAGGAACATAACCTGAGATCGTTGCAGGGATTGTAGTCGCCGCAGTAACTCGACCTGTGCTGTCAACAGTAAAAACTGGGATGTTTGTCGCATCGCCATAAACACCAGAAGTTACACCTGAAGCGGCTAACTGAACAGAACCCACACCACCGTTAGCGATGCTCAGGGTCACATTGCCTGTTAGAGCACCACCACCAGTCATGCCTGTGCCTGCAATCACTTGGGTGCTTGTGGGCACGCCTGCAACGCTTAACAGATCACCAACACGGATTTGGTAGTTGTTGCCCTGATAGACGATCATCATCAGGCTGTTTTCGTCAGCCACAGGAGCGACAGGTAACTGCGTGATTCGGGTCGGTATCAGATTACTTGGGACATCAGACATTTAAAACTCCAAATAGCTATTACCGTCTTCAGTGATGAAGAACTCGTCGCCTGCTTCTTGTATCACACCAGCAGGGCGGGTGTTGACAGGGGTGTCAGGGCGGTTGAAAGGCAATATGATTTTATCAGGGGCGCGGGGCGCGAGGCGGTAAGGATCGTATTCGTCGACATCTTCGGCGCAGACCATCAGCCCCGGGTAGTTCGGGTCGCTCTGCAACTCTGCCATCAAGAACTTGCGCGAACAGCGTGCGCAGATCGCAATGCCATAAGTCGCTTCGCCTGTTGGGTCTAAGAAAACGCTCATTTGGTGTAGACCCCAATGCCCGGGTTAATCTGGATCGACGACCCATCATTGTCCCCATCCCATGCGCGTTGCACGCTCATCGCCGCCTTCTGCTCTAGCATAGGTATCAGCGCCACATCCACCGCTGGAGTCTCTGCGGCAACCTTAGCGGCAAGCCCATCCACAATCGCTTGTAGCCATCTCTGAGGCACTTCCACATCTTGTTGGAGGTTCTCTGTGTCCATGATCTGGCGATGCCGCCACAGCACAAGCTGGGCAAGCTCAGCGTAGTCTGCGGGAGCGGGCCACAAGTTCACGACAGGGCGAGGGAGGTCGCGTTGATACCAAAAAGTGGCTGGGCGGCCCGGGAACACCTTGTTGCTCTGATTCACATACCCATCCCGATTCAGCACACCTAGCGGAATCTCTTGTGGCAAGTTGCCAAGCGTGACTAGCGTCAGCGTCATCGGTGATGTTGAGGTGAATCTGAAGTATTGGTAAGGCAACGCACCAGAAATATCAGTCCAAACGATCTCACCAGCCGCCGCAGTCGCTGTTTGCGTGCCCACAGTCGTCCAAGACGAGCCATTTGTGCTGACTTGGAAGGTAACAGGCACTGCCGCCGCTCCCCACTTGATACCAATCGTGTCAACAGTGGTTGTGGTGGTGAAATTTACTGTGTAAGCAGTCGAAGTGATGGTCGTCGCACCAGTTAACTGCTGAATTTGACGATAATTCAAGTTCAGCACATCAACAGTACCCAAAGGAAGGGTCACAATCTGCTGATTTTGGTACATTGGCAAGATTACATAGTCAATACACCAGCTAGGTGTACGAATGTTCGCCAATTCTGACAAAAACAAGTAGAGGGATTCGAGCGCGTAGCTCTGCATTTCGCCAGAAATGGCTTGAGCAGGCAGTCTACAGCGCCTGAAAGCGTGGTCTACGACTTTCAGCGCATTAAATGTAGTGCCGCTCACATTACCAGAAAAAGCCATGCTAACCCCGCATTGTAGTCAGGATGCTTGCTGATCCAGCACGCTCTTATTGACGAAAATTATAGTTTATTAAGTCAGAAAAAACAACTTAACAATTAACTTTTGCTTTCATTGCCCTGCCACCCTTTTTCATGGGGGAGATCATAGGCTCACGAGGTGCAACTGGCATCTGGCGGCGAGGAGCAGTGATACCCAAACCCTTTTGGGCAGGAGGAATCATGCCTTGACCACCACGAGGGCCAATGTTCTTCACGGTCTGTGACTTCATCATCTCTTCTTTTTGCATGCGAGGTGACTCAGTCTTCTCGTGCTTAGCCATTTCCTTGCGGCTGGCGTACATCTCGCCTGTCTTGGCTTCTTTCATGCCACCTTTAGCATAGCCACCCTTAGCCATCTTCATGGCAGGGCCACCACTCTCGTAGTTGCAAGCCTTCTCATTGAAGTCAAAGTCCTTGACATATTTCATTTTTGCCATGATTTATCCTTGTGGGTTAGCGTATGTCTTGATGCATTCAAGAACAACACAGTACATATCACCTGCTGAAGCATCTAGGGTAGTAAACAGCACATCACCAGTTACACCAGCGCCTGCGTTGTTTGGAATACCACCAAAAGATGACAAGTCCATCAGATAGTTTGAGTTCTGAGGAATCATCCATGCAAACACATCCGTTGTGGCATCCCAAAGAATGCGCACTTCCATGCCATGTGTCGTTGCAAAAATCTTGTTCAGCTTTACACCATTACAAGCATTGCCAGAAGCACTAGCACGCAATGTAGAAACATCGATCTTAATTACACCAGTCTCACCAGTGCCATCAGAGATATTTGTAAATTTAGCAATAAACAGTCTCTCGCCATCGAGGATCGTTTGCGAAGCTACAGCATCAGCCATTATGTTCTCCTGTTTCAGTTGTTTCAACCACTTCAGGCGAGTCTAAACGCCTGATTAACATCTGGTATGCACTCACTGTAGCCTGCGCTTGAGTCAGGAAGATTTCAGCCTTCCTGATCTCAGTTTGCAAATCAACAATTTCTGCTTCCAGAAATTCTTTAGTGATTTGCATATTAGCTGAATGTAGCGTAAGCAGGGATGTAATAGACTGTGCCGCCAATCATCACTTTGACTGCTTTAGCCACAGTGGTAACTGAAGTTGCAGTTGGTGCAATTGTTGCCGCAGGAGCGGTTTCAATGTTCATCAACAAAGGAATTTCACCTGTGTTTGTGCCGCTGTCAGACACGCGAATAAACGAGGCTGTGGCGGGCAAAGTTGCATTGACGGTGTAGGCAGTGTCCAGTTGGATAACAGCCAGAGTGCCACCGGGCGTGGCATCCGAACCCCCCAAAGTCGCACGAATTGCATTAGCCGCACCAGAAATAGTGGCTGATGCACCGTCAACACTTAAAGAAATGTGAGCGCCGTTGATTGTGCCAGCTGTAGCCGCACCAGTACCAGTCACAACAGAAAAAGCACGAAGAGTTTCGCCTGAACCTGTAGAGGTAAAGGTCAACTTTTGGTAGCTCAAACGAGTATCGCCAGTGGTTGCAGAAGTTGTAGCAAAAGCGGCGTTAATGTTTTCCGCTGTAGTTACAGAAAGGGGGGCAGATGAAGTGCCAGTTTCAAAGCCGTTAAGCGATACGACTGGGCCTGTGAAGGTAGTTGTTGCCATGATGTTTCCTTACATGCAAGTGATGCGCAACCGTCTGCATGTCGTCGGCAAGGGCGTGCCGTCTGTTGCGCGTGGATTAAATGTGCCCAGCAAACACCCCCCTTTCGGAGAGTGTTCACTTGATACTTTAGTTAAAGATCAAACGCCCGCAGTGCCATAAATACCGCGAGGATCAGTCCAACCGAAAGTATAACGCTCGGTGGCTTTGTAGCGCATTGAATCAGTCTCGAAGTCGCCTTCCATAGACTTTTCCAAACCACGGCGCATCAACAACTTCAAGCCTTCTGGTGCATCAGTCTCAATCCACCATGCAGTGGTTGATGTGATACGAGACAAGTTAGCTTGACCATCAGCCAGCAAGCCCATGGACTTAACAGGGTTGATGTCGTTGTCAGCAGTGCCTGTACGCAACACACTCTTCAACAGAACTTCGGCTTGGAACACATTAGATGGGCCAGACACGATCTTGGTAGGAGTCAAGCGGATACGCTTGCCGTTGTTGTCAACAGCGTTACGAATCTGAATGAGCAACTGCTCAAGAGAAGTTTGTGAAAGAGCGGCGGCAGTAGTAAGCTGGTTACTGAAAGTGCCATTCACGATTGGGTGAGCCGTGTTAACCAAAGATACGCCATCACCACCAACATATGAGCCGTTAAATGCACGGTTCAAAATGTTAGCGCCAAGGGTTTCCTTAGTCTCAATCAGTGACTGTGCCAAGTGTTTGGCATAGGTCTGACCGATACGGATGTGATCACCGTCCTCAACCAAGACTTTGGTCAAGCTGAATGCCAAACCGTAGACTTTGTAGAGGTAGCGTTGCAAGAACAATACGCCACCAGATTGGTAGCTTACTGCCATGCCATCAGGCAACTCGGGAGCCGCGCCGAAACCGTACAAGACGGGTTCTTCGTGGTAGTTACGAGGAATGCCTTTTTGCTCACGGAAAACCATCTTCCATTCATCAGCACGCTGATTGTAAACGCCGTCAAAGACTTCGTTCAGGATTGGCTCAACAACGGATCGAAAGTCCGTACTACGCATTGGGGTAGCCATAATTTAGCCCTCCTTATACCGAGTTCACTGCGGCTTTGTAGTGGTGTTCGTTGATACGAACAGTCACAACAACATAAGCGTCAGTGAGGGAGTCGTTGATTTCATATCCAAAGCCAGTGATCTGGAATTGACCAGAAGTGGCTTGAATGGCGGTCAGGTAGGTGTTAGACAAACCTGTTTGGGTGGAGCCACCGGGCGAGGCCACAGTCCAATCACACTCTTCACCAACAGCCGTTTGAACGGTTGTGCCAGCGGAGGGGTTGTTGTACTGAACATCAAACAGTGTTTCAGGATCATCATAGACCCATGCAGTGATCTCTGTACCAGTCGTTCCAGAAGGAAAGAAAGGGGAGATCGTTGGTTTACCAGTAGCGTCCAAATACTGTACACCTGCAAAGATGCCCAGCAAAGAAACGCCGTCTGTAGTACCTGAACGAGTGCCGTCCGAAGTACCTAGTTGAATTACACCGTTGTCGGTTAACTTAACGGGATCACCGCTAAAAATGTTAGCCGCATAGGTGCTCGCGATTACATAGGCTTTTGGGCGCATCTGACCACTGTTGTGGAAAGAAGCACGAAAGCCAAAGGGTGCGCTAGTCGATGACATATTGCTCCTAATGGATTAAAAGGTTTCGTCAGGAAAGATCAAAAAGAGCTTCCCGCTGTTGTCCTATTTCCAGATTGCCATCTCCCACGGACAGCTTCGACTTAGATGCACGGGCTTGTTGCTCGAGGAATTCTGCGGTGTCGGTCAATTTCTCTTCCTCACGCAGTGGCGCATCGTGGTGCGCTTCCTTCATGTACGCTTCATAAAGCGACATGGGGAGCTTAAAAGCAAGCATCTCGTTCACCCCGATGAATCCAGACCAATCGCCAGTCTTGAGGGTCGCGTATTCCCAGCCCGGGATGTCCTCGGGCTTCAGCGGCTCATATCCAAGACGGATGCGCATTTGTATAGAGTCACGAGGGTTAGTCGTGGTCAGCCAGCAACAGTGCCAGCCGGGGATTCTTGGCAGATCAGGCAGTGAAGACTGAAAAAACTGCTGACGGAACATCTCAATCCGCTCATTCTCGGTCACCTCGCGATTTTCCGTTACGGCGCGATCTGTCATCGCACGCCCCACGCGATTCTCTCCAGCGGATTTCTTCATTCGTTCGTCGGTCATTACTCGCTCCTTTCAGCGATTGGAAAAATTATACGACTTATTTGTTAATTTGCAAATAAATCAAGATTTGTTGTTTCTATCATACTCTGCGTAGCGCTTGACATACTTCATGCGCAACACAGGGTCGTCCCAAACGCCTGCATCCACGAGGGCTTGCTTGCGGTCTGGGCTAATGTAAATCTCTTTACGAGTAGATGTTGGCGCGTATTCACGACCTGACCCAACAGTAGGGCCACCACGGGCAACACGCTCTTCGCGGTCTGCCTTTGGTGCTTTGCCAAACTGCTCTGGCAAGCGGCGTGCAACTCGTGCCCGTAACTCATCCCAGTAGTCTTCGCTTCTAGGATCGTGACCTTCCTTGTTCATGGCTTGGTCAATCGCTAAAACAATAGCTGATCGCTCATCACCACCTTGGGGGTCGTACCACTTGTTCTCTTCTAAGAACTCTTTAGCATGCATCATCGCTCTGTCGTCCATAGCCTGTGGAGCTTGGGGAGGGCGCTGTGTAGCTTGTTGTTTGTGGTAGTTGAGTTGGTTAACCTTGGCAAGAGCTTCGTCGCGGTAACGCATAGCTTTAGCTACATCTTCACCGTTTCCAACCTCTACTGCTTTAGCGATAACTCGATCAGCCATTTGAGCTTCGTTAGCCGCTCTAGCAATCTGAGCATCAATTTGACCTAAGTCGCTTTGGAAGGCTCGTTGTTCTTGAGCAGACATGCGGCGCTCAAGTTCATCATTGCGTTTACGGAGGAAGTCCAACTCCACTTTGTCGCGGGTGATGGCTTTGTCTCGGCGGTCTTTGCGCTCGAGCTTTTCAAGTCGTCTGCGCTCTCGAATAGCTTCTCGTTCTGGGTCATTGCCATCGTCATCTTCTTGTTTGGCAACTCTGTCGTCACCACTGTCGTCATCGTCTTCTAAGGGTTTCTCTTCGACAATAACTATGTCTTCTACTTCACTCTCAGAACGCTCGTCTGTTTCTTTCATTACTTCAGCCATAAATCATCTCCTTTCAGATGAATGCTCGAACAGCTAATGGATCGCCTTGAACGCGACCAATAATGTCCAAATCATTAAAAATAACAAATAAGGCTTTTTCACCAGTGGGTAGTTCTACTTCCCAGCGGTCACCGCCATACTTTGCGACACGAACAAAATCTCCGTCATTGCACCATGCACCTTCAGGCCAACTCGCCATCGTGTCTCGGTTCTTGAAGGCGAGGGGGCCAATTGCGATGACCTTTCCAACCTGTGTGTTCCACTTCTCAGTGTCACGAGAACCTGTGTCGATGATGATGCCACCTGCTGACTTTTGCATAGGGGTACGGATTTGGATCAGAACACGGCTTCCAAAAGGCTGAATTCCAGCTTCTACTGCTGGGAAAGCCTCTGCCAGTGCGTTCTCATAAGTCATTGTCACTATTTTTCTCCTCGTCTAGTAGTGATAACAGTACATTTACGGCGGCTTCGTAACCTGCTACGACTCCGACACGATACCCGTACTCGAAGGTATTGCGTTCTTGAGGACGCTTCAAGGCATCCAGCGCAAACTTCTGCTGGTCGGACTTGAGGCGGTTGAGCAGTTGCTCAGGAAAATTCACGCTGGAGTCTTGGGCGTAGTGGGAGCGCTAGGAACGGTTTGACCGTTGAGCTTCTCGCCAGCCGCCATGCGGTGGTGTTGTTTGACGAATGCGCCAGTCATTGGGACTGTGCCAGTTTTTGGGGTATCAGACATGTGAGTCTCCTAAGTTGGGTTACAAAAAAGTATCTATCAACGCGCCCCGGGGTTAATCCCCGTGCCCGTACTCACCGCAAACTTCTCCCCAGTCGCCAGCTCCGTTGCCGCAAGCCTCATCGCTGTGTCGTTGTCCGCAGTGTTCATGCGCTCTCTGGCTTGCAATTCCACCAGTAAGCGTTCGTTCTCTGACATCTGGCGCATCTGCTCCTTCTGCATGTCTTCCTGATTCTTCTGCGCATCTGTCTGCGCTTCAATCTGAAGTTTCTGCTGTTCAAGTTGCAGTTTCGCCTGATCGATCTGAGCACGCTGTTGCATTGCCTGACCTTGCAGTTGCGCGTTCATCTGCGCAATCTCCATGGACTTGTCTGGTGGCATTGGTGGCTGTGGCTTAAACTGCTGAGCCGCTTGGTCGATCTGAGCCAACTCCTGACCAAAGCTACCAAGTTGTTGTTCAATAAACTGCTGGACTTGCAAGATCACATCGACTTGCTCGTCTGCATCTTCTTTGATCAAGTCTTCGCGCTGAGCCATGTCCACAGCGTTGTGAGCTTCGACAAGGTAGTAGTTCAGCAAGTGGTCACGCAAGTGCGTGGCAATGGGATAAATGAATGTCCGCGCAATCACTGGGTTGCTACCAAACAGGGGTGACTTCAAGAACGCGAGGTGGGTCTTGAGGTGAGCCATGTGGTCTTGCCTTGGGATCACGAAGACTGGGCGACCCATGGTGGCGGCGACATTCTCGCTGACGGGGTCGATGTCCTCGGAACCCGGCTGTGCCTGCAACACCTCATCCGCACTAATCTTCAGATTGCGCAGGAACATCTTCTCCACATTGCGCTGGTCATACATTTGGGGCATAACCGCCGCCCTCTGCATGATCGCTTGAATCTGTGCAAACCTCTGTGTCTCGCTAAAGATCGCAGGGTCGCTGACTGGGATGATGTCCATTGGGCCATCAAAGTCAGAAGGCTCAATATCCAAACCAGACTCGAGCGCCTCGACATCTTCGTCTGTCAGGTAAGCAGAATTGATGCGGTGCAATATCTTGAACACACGCGCCATCGATGAGTGCAGGCGTGAATGGATAGAAGAGAACACCACCATGCCCTGCTCAATCAGAGCGAGGGTTGTGCCTACAGGGGCGTTGACATTCTGGTCGCTCAGCTTCTCAAAGGAGGTCTGAACAACGCCTTTGCCTGCGTCCACCAAGAAGCCAAGCAACTGGAAGAGCACCGCAGAGGGTGGGTTGAAGGGCATGGGCATGGCAATCTTGCGGACATCGTCCACGAGTGCGCCGCCTTCCATCTCCACGACTTCGGTGGGCTGGAGGTTGATGGTCTGACCCCCGGGGCCGCCCTTGAGTTTCAGCAGTGTCGGAATGTTCTGAATATGCGCACTATCCATCAGCGCCCTCAGAGCACCCGTAGCCGCACCACTCAGACCACCAATCATGTGTGTCAGACCAATCGGGTATGCACCACGCCATGGCACGAACCCAAACTCCACAATCCAGTCAAGCTCTTTGCGGTAAGTGTCGTCAGCTTCCCAGTTACGGTACAGCGACAGCGCCAGCCCACTTGACTTGTCCACGCTCAAGATGTAAGGCTCAACGCCATCACCAAAGTCTAGGAAAGTGTAAATCTCAAAGATTGTGCGCAGTCCATCCTCGTTGTAAGAGGACTCCTTGCGACCTTCGATCTTGTCGTTAGCTTGGGTTGACTTGCTGTACTCAGGCTCATCAGCCGTGCCAACATCGACATCGCGGTACATGCCAGACTTGACCCTGCGCATGTATTCCATCTTGGTTACATACTGGACATGGGTCTTGCGCTCAGCGCTGTAGAAGTTAGTTGCGGCAAATGGCAGGTAGACATCGTCGATGGGGATGAACTCAGCCGCTGGTCTGCGGTGCTGTGGGTTCCACATCATCTTGAGGTACTGACCACCACCTAATGGGAGCTGGGTGCTGAGTTGCTCGAGTTCGCCACGGAACTCCGTCATTTGCTCAGTGGTCTGCCAGTTCATGAAGGCGGCTTTGCGCTCTGCCTTGTCGACCTTCTCTTTGTTCTTCTCGCCTTGAATCTTGCTCTTGACTGGGCCACTTGGAGGGAAAATCTCCTTCATGACTCGAGCGGAGAAGTCCACGCAGGCTTCGATAAGCATGGGGTGGACGACTTTGTTTGCGCCTGTAAACTGTGCACCCCCGGGGGCATCATCGCCCAGCCCCGTGCGCCGCAGTCCCTCTTCGTACTGCTTGTCCCGCTTCTCGCGTGCTTCCTTGTCCTTGTCGATCTTCTCAAGCAAGTCTGTAGTCGCCTCGACAAGCATAGACTGGTCTACATCGTCGACAATGTTCGCAAAGTGGGCTTGGTTCTTTTGTGCGTCTTCGTCGTTCTCTTTCTCACGAATAATCGCACCACCATCTTCGGTATCTTCTACCTCTGAAAAGTCCTCATCGACTTCAACAGTTTCGCCTTTATCTTCAGGGATCGTTAGGTCTTTGTTTTGTTCAGCCATACAGTTCCTCATATAGCGATGCCGCTATTGTGTCGATTTCCGCTGGATTGTACTCGACAGCACCACCTTTGGCGAATGGCATTTGGTACTGCACTTGAGCAGATCGACTTGCGGCACGGTTTCTTGGCTGGTTGATAGTAGCGCTTAGCATGCCATCCCCAACCTTGCCTTGGTAACCAGCAGTGTAGCCTGTTACTCCTGAGCCATAGGGCGTTTTCTGCGCTTGCAAGCCTAGCATCAGTCTGCCTAAACCCACAGGGATTGAGCCACTTAGCATGCCTTGATAGACACCTTCAATGTCTAAAGGCTTAGACACATTTGCGTTTACGCCAATACCATTGATGTTTTTACCATAGGACGCATCAAGTGTCTGCATCATCTGGTTAGGCATTGTGCTTAGTTTGTTGAAGTTAACACCTAAGTTCAGGTTGCCACCACCTAGAGGGATGTTTGCACCACCGCCAGCACCAGACTGCTCACCTTGTAATCCAAGAGACTTCATGGCGTACTTGTACAGGTTAGCTGACTCTTTGTCGTCAAAGTCCATCTCAGGGATGTCCACCTCGCCACCCTTGGCATAGAAGTCAGGCAAGTCTATCGGTGGGCGCTCAATCAACAGGTTTTTAGGCAAAGAGTCGTCAAAGTATTTCTCAGGCTTGACTTTGTTGCCAGTCATAGCCATTTCTTCTTTAAGCGCCTCAATGTATTCCTCTTGTGAGCGTCTAGGCAATGGCTCACGCAACTCATAGTTTGGCATCAACTGCACAAGGCTTCTTTGCTGACCAGCGCCAGCTAGTGCTCGGCTACGGTGGCGACCTTCATGCCCTGTGATGTAAGGCATCAAAGGCAAGCCAGTCTCTTGCTTGCTTATTTGCAGATAGGGAATATCGTTAAAGCCTTCAGGCAATTCGCGCAGGAACTTAAGGTAGTCCTCTGTGGACATTGTGTGCTTTGAGAGGTCACCTTGGCTGGCTAACTCTGCCGCCTTGGGGCCAACACTGCTCTTGTAATGCAATCGAGCGGCATAGTTCTCGAAGTCCGCTGGGTTCATGGTCATCATGGCTTTGGCATTGTCACCAGAGAATGCTTGGCGAAGCGCCTCATCTGTGTACATCTTTTCAAGGTTAGCTATCTCATCAGCCGCACGCTCCACACGCTTTGCACCATAGTTACCTTTGGTTGCACGGACAGCCTCTTTGACTCTACCAATACCTTTAGGGATTACAACGGCTGGCGCTTCGATAGTCTCAATGACAGTTGTTTTAGCGCCTTTTGGGTAATAAGACTCAAACAGGTCAGCTAATGATTTAACCACTTTGGCTTTGCCGCCAGCTTGGAACTTCTTAACCGCGCCACCTTTCTGGTAGCCAACGATTTGCTTGACTCGATCTTGGTACTTGCCCATCTCGTCGAGGTACTGTTGGTCAACGACTTGGTGGGGAAACACCTTCTGGATCGTGCCTGTAAAGTCAGAAGGGCTTTGAGTCCTCAAGACATGCGCAGTAGCGTCAGGGTATGACATTGTGAAAGGTGACAGCACCTCACGGGGGCCAATCGCCTCACCCAAAATACGGTGGGTGTAGGTATTGTGGATATTACCTAGAGGCTCGACAGGCGCGTTAGGCTTGAGAATGCCAGTGTTCAGACCAGTCATGTTAATCTCGAGGTTGCGGATAGCAGGCTCTGAGATCGCGTACTCGATGTCACGCCCATTGGGTAAGCCAAGGGGCTGGGTGAGGTCAGGGGTCTTCATGCGGTTGTTAAACCACTTGCGCATTTCTGGGTTCTTTTGCATGGCTTCAAAAGCAAGGTCAGGCGAGGCGAGCCCGGGCCAGTCTGGGAACTTCACATGCTTAGTTGTGACTTCACCTGTCGTCTTGTTCTTCTTCTTGATCACATAGCCATCCGCAATGTGGCTGTCAAAGATCGCGACATCTCTTGGCTTGAGCTTTGACCAGTCGAGCGCCTTCAGGTTAGCGTCCGCAAAGTGCATGGCAAAGTTGTTAGACATTGGCCCCATCGCTAAGTGCTCACCCACCATGCGCTCAGGCATGTACTTGGCGTAGAGGTCATCGATGCGACCTTGGATGCCTTGGGCTGGGCCAATGTTGGACTTCCAGAACTCAGGGTCAATTAGGTGGCGTTGACCTAGTCCGTACTTAGCACCGCCTTGCTGAAGGGAGTTGATAGTCTCGCCTTGCAGAGTGTCGAGGATGGTGTCGCTGATGGTCTGGTCGCCCGGGAACGCAACATTCACATCCCCAATCTGCGGGTTGTTCACCTTTGCCTGCGCCACTGTGCCCGTAGGCGTAAGCTGAAACTGAAGTTGCTTAACCCGCTCAGCTTCTTTCTTGGAGCGTCCTGCTAAGTTAACTGTCTTGCCCTGTGGCGTGACATGCTCACCAATCATCTGGCGTGCTACCCTCTCAGCTATGTCGTTGATCTCTTGTGAGGTCTTTGGCGCGGCTCTTGGGAGCACCAGTGGCATGGCTTCTTTAGCTTCTTTGGGAGCTTTGCCTGAATACTTGGCAAACAGGTTAGCGATGCCCTCGGCTGTGGCTTCTACGATCTCGGCGGCTTTGGTTCCCTTGCTCAAGTGCACAGGGCCACCACGAGCCATTTCTGGCTCTAAGCCACCCATTAAGCCTTTGATGTCACCTTCTGTTGGTGGCGTGCCCATCTGCGTTTTGCGTGCGGCTTCTGCTGATTGCTCGGACAGGTATTGCTTGCGCAGGATGTCTTCCCACTCATTACGGCTTAAGTAGTTTTGTCCTTCTGGGAATAAGCCAGCTTGCTTTGCTCTTTGCAACATTTCAATTCTGCTGGAACTGCGAAGGTTTTGTAAAGAAGCGTCTGTAGGAAACAATATGCCCAACTCGTCAGGGTCAGGTCTGTACAAACCCGTGTTATACAAGTCTCTTACCTCAGAGAATTCTCCGCTCTTTACAAAGTCTTGGGTATACGGATCGTATTTCTCAACTGGACGAGCGTTGCCTTTGCCTTTAATTTGGTTGATCAATGGTGGTAATGCTTCACGAGCGGCAAGGTATTCTGGGCCTTCGTATATGTCGTGATTTTTGTCTTGTATTCTTCGTTGGGCAATTCT